CTGTAGGCATCATAAATTTCTTTAATATCAGCAGCGCTTTCCCTCGGAGAACCAAATTTTTTGCCTAGACTGCTTTGGAGATATAAAGAGTAAATATCTTGTAAACTCATATATGGTGCATACTTGGCTACCAAAATAGGAAATTCACCAATCCATCCGGCTGGAGTACTTTGTCCTTTAATCGTTGATGCGTCTGCCAAAAATGTCGTCCGGATATTTTCTGTAGGCGTTACCGTATCAGTCTTTGGTTTTGCCTCCGCTATCTTCGTCTTTGAAATTAACTTCCCCGTATTTTTGTCAATTATAAATGCCCATTGACCGCTTACGTCATCAACGGTTCCGGCATAAGCCTCAACACCCTTTTTCTTTGCCGCATCTATGGTCGCCTGAATCATAGTGCTGCTTAATCCAGTAGCCCTTGTGATATTGGCGATGTCTTCTCCACTGGCATTGCTGTACGCGCCGGCAGCAAGGAGAGTATTAAACTGGCTCATGGCTAGTTGAGCCTGTTGGCTATTTATATCAAACTGCTTTAGTTTAAGATTGAGTTGTGTTTCTACGTCTGCCTTTTTCATGGCAATCTCGTTTTTGAGTGGTTGGGTTTCGGCGCTATAGGTGTTCTGAAGCCTAGCCAGCCTTTTGTCCACCATCGAGGCCGACAAGAACGGATTGTCGGATATTTTGGCTTTGGCCTCTAAATATTGCTTTTCTTTTTGAGTGACTTGCGCTTCTTTCTCTGAAATGCCAGATGAAGCATATAGATTTTGGTAAATATTAGGCAAGTCAATTGTGGGTTGGGCGGTTAGACCCCCAAACGTAGCCCCCACACCTCCCGTAGTCCCCGCGGTGGCACTAACCGGCCCACCCTTGCCCTGACCGCCGGTTGCTTTGAAATCAGCAATGATGGCGTTAGGATCGTTCCACCCGGCGTAACCTTGGTATGCCGCTTTTATGGAGTTGGCATCATTGGGATTGACTTGACCGGCAGGGGCGGGTGTAGGAGTAGCAGTAGGAGTTGGCGTCGGCTGTGGGGCCGTTGGTGTTGGCGTTGGTGTTGCCGGCGGTGCGGGAACCGGAGCGGTAGCACCCGTCTTGTCAGGAATGGTTAAGACCTGATTGGGAAAAATAAGGTTAGGATTTGCAATATTGCTTGCTTTTGCAATATCCTGATAACTCACGCCAAATTTGGCGGCTATTCCGCTTAAGGTTTCTCCACGCACGACTTTATATTGTGTAGCCATATTGACATCCTCTCCTGGGTATATTAAACTTCAGGTAATGCTTTATAAAGTTTGTTTGTTTTGTCACAAAAGATTTAAGATTTATCCATACGAGATAATCCGAGCTAAGTATTGTTCTCTTCGGTGTCACGGTACTCACTGGTCCAGAAATAGACCCCCTAAAAAGAGTTTCAAACTTATTCATGATAAAGCGGGATATATTATGCAATGGTCTCCCAACCATCCTCGCAGATATCTTAACAGGTACTATCTTCAACACAGAGTTATTATGGAACAATATATTGGTAGATACCTCCGACCCGATGAGTTTATACATCATAAAAATGGAATTAAAGATGACAATAGGATTGAAAATCTTGAAATTGTCACCAGGGGGGTTCATCAGGGAATTCATAATAGTATGAGAACTATTACTGAAAAGACCAGACAAAAAATGAGAGTGGCTAAACTGGGAAAACCCAACACCTCTCTTACCAAATTTAAAAAAGGCCATATTCCTTGGAATAAATTTATATAATTTCATATTTATTAAAAGTTACCAGTTACCTGTTTAACGGTTGATTTTCCGAACATATCTTCCACCTGGAAGAAAGGAGTTGTCTTTTCATATTTATTTTGATTTTGGCGAATTTTCCCCCAAGCTACCGCCAGAATCTGTTTGGCTTCTGCGCTCTTGAATCCGGAACTTTTTTCGTTCTCACCCTTAGCTTTGAGGATAGCCGCCGCCTCCAATACAATCGCCTCGTTACATTCTGGCATAGAATAGGAAAAAATGGTCACGTCTCCATCGCTTGATAAAGCATCTGGCACCCTTTGGCCCCAGACTACGATATTGTTAGTACCGTTTGTGGTGGGAACCGGATAGATAAAGTACCTCCGGTACTGGACAGACCACTTTTTGTCGGTACTGTCGGCGTTATCATCGTCTGCTCGCCACTGAAGATAATCCTCATAAGACATGGGGCTGCCGTCCGGGTCTTCTCCCCATTGATCGCTATCCATTTCAAGCCTCCAGATAGAATCAGACTGCCAAGTTATGGGGAAATCGTAATACTCCTGACTGGCCACAGAAGAAGTCTTTTTGGCGTCTTCAAGTTCCGGCCACCTAAAAAGACTGGCCGATTTGCGGTAGGAACGGTTAATGGCTCTTTTTACAAGTGCCAAAGGAAATAAAGAAGATTCGTCCCCTACTGTTAAGTCGTCTTGAGTAGCTTGTATTAAATCACTAAATAAATCCATGAGATAACATTAAACAATGAAACTATTGGAAGGCAACTATTATCCAGTCATCTCGTCCAAAAAGATTGTGTATTTGTAGTTTGCCAAAAGGTCTACCATCAACACTTTGAGATAAGTCAAGGAGTTACCATAAAAAGCATCTGAAGAATTTGAATCTATTATATAATTTGAAGACGAATTGTTTGTTCCATTATCTAACTGAATAAATCCAACAGGATTGCCACTACTCCAACCTCCTCGGTTAATAATTTCTTGTAATTGACTCGTTACCCCACGTTCCCAAGTATCTCCAGTGGAAAAGTTGCCACTCGCCGCATCATTTGCAGTTGCTGTTGTAAGGGGTCTTCCCCAAGGAGCACCGCCAAAGTCCGCAGTATTGTCTTCATCTATTCCATATGAGGAAACTTTTATGTCAGACGATCCGACTTTAGAACCCAAATAGTATCCCAATATTGCTTTATAAATCGTTGCCCCCTGAGAAATAGTAATATCTTGAAAACGAACAGCACTTTTGTAAAAAGCACCTGTCCCGGAAAAATACCCGTTCCATATTGTACCAGTAATATAAGAAACTCCTTCATAACCATAATTATTGTTGACATTTCCAGTGTAATAATATTTGTATCCAAAACTGTCCCCATATTTAATATATAAGTTTGTTGAATCGGCCCACGCTCTTACATCTAAATCGTATTGGCCTGGTTCTATTCCACCCCGAGTTGTTGTTGCGGGAACTATGTAGTAGTAATTTGTTGATCCAATTACGGGAAGACTACTATCTACCTGCGTGTGTACTAAGAATTTAGGAATATATCCTAAACCATGGGCGACCGTAACCGTTCTTCCCGTACTGTCATACACAATGCCCGACCCTTGCGAATGAACATGGAGAGTCTGGTATTTGCTACTAAAAACCAACTCTTGCGGTGAGGAGGTTTTAACGTCATACCCAGGTTTCGAAACTTTTATGCCGTAGTTACCCATAACTAATTTCCAGGATCAACAAATAACACATATCTTATATCAACGGCGGATCCTGTATTGTTATATATGTCTGCGATAAGTTCAGTTGAAGTTGTACGAGCGTTGACGATAACAGACTTACCACTTAAATGTTCTTGAATCCCTTGCAAAAACCACTTGTTGGAACTGCTTACCTGAAACCATGCCAACCAAGCGGGAATATATCCCAACCCGTGGCTATAAGTAACTGACCCATCGCCCGCACCAGAATATGTCAAGGTTCCCTCCGCCGCAATCTTTAGACAATTCTTTTCGCTGTTAAATGTCTGCTGCAAAAGCGTAGCGGTAGCAACATCGTATCCATCTTTAACTACTTTAATTCCTGTATTACTCATGCTTGTTCATAAAAAATATAATAATAAGCGTTAAAGCTGCCAACCCCATCTATTGTTATATAAAGATTACTAATGTCTGCTCCCGCAGCTCCATAGCCAGGAACTGCCGTACAAAGGCGGACAATGCCAGTCGCGGATTCTATATAGGCAAGAAATTGTGGCACGTAGCCAAGGTTGTGGGCTATTGTGGTAATAGACCCTCCGGTAATTGTAATCGTTCCTGAAGCAAGAACCTTGAGGAGATTTGAATTTGTCTCCATTATCAACTTCTTATCATCAGTTGTGCTTACATCGTACCCTTCCTGGGACACCTTTATTCCGTAATCCATGCTTTTATAATATCAAAATCCATTTTCTTGATAACCAATTAGCACTCTGTCATTAGTACCATCATTCACAATAATCCTCTTATTTTCCCCGTCGACTATTACACTGTTGTTTCCCACAATAACTTTTCCTGATACTAACGACCCAGCTCTTATTTCTCCCTTGAATACCGCACTCCCATCAGTACCGTCTATGGTGAATGTAGTATTTCCGGAAGCGTCTCTGGCTGTAATCCCATCTGGAGAAATCCGTATATCTCCCGATATTCCTTGTACCAATTCTCCAATTTGAATAGCTCCAGTTTGAGTAAATTTATATTCTGCCAAGATTCTTTTTGTTTTGGTATTTAAGGATACCGACAACAATTCAACCGCCACTCTTTTTTGAGGAAATGGGTTATCTTTAATCTTTTCTGCCGTAACAACCTGTCCGCCTGTCCCAGCCAAAGTATCGGCTCCAGTCGCCCCCTCTTCGCCCGGAAAGGGATTATCCACAATTTCTTCGGGGCGGTACACCTTTAAACTGTCATCTGTTGCCATAAGTTGTCTCCCTCTTTTCTGTAATTATTATAACTTTTTGATCCAAAAGTATCAGTTTTCCTGTGGCAGTCTATACATAGGGTTCGACCATTTGTAAGTTTGAACCGTAGACTTGGGTAAAGAGCAAATGGTTTGATATGATCTGGATGTAAGATAACGGCTTTTCCGTTTCCACTCCTCGCCTCACATAAAACACAAATATAATTATCTCTTCTAAATATCGCTTCTCTCCACAATCTAAATTTTAAACTCTTTCTGATTCTCTCATTTACTGGAGAAATACCACCTTTCCAATTACTACCATTTTTACCTATTAGCATTTCACTCATTTTCCTTTTAGTTTCTTCTGTATGTTTTCTCCCCTTACTCGCAATACTAATTTTTCTTTTATGTTCTTCAGACAGCTTTCTTCCTTTCATTCTTTCTGACAACCTCTCCTTTTGTTCTGGCGTCCGTTTCTTACCAATAAGTTTTAGTCTCCTCTTCTCTATTACTTCTGGGGATTGTTTCTTTCCAACAAGTTTTAATCTTCTTTTATTTATTGTTTCCAAAGACTGCTTATTACCCAAATGTGACAACGACAAATTTTTTATATGTTCTTCCGTAAAGACAATTCCTTTACGTGATTCTGATAAATGTCTTTTGTGTTCTTCTGTGGGTTTATATCCTTTGTGAAACATATCATTATATTATACATTATTTGTCTATCAAAATAAATACTTATTTTATGAAAAATATAGTCTCATTCTAAAGATTTCTGGACTACTATTCACGATTGGAACTAAAACAATCTTTATTTCTACTATTTCTCCCTCGACCGCAAGTCTGAATACTGCTTTTTTTCCACTAGCCGTACTATAACTAGTAGAACCATCAGCGGTGTAGGCTTGGGTAAAGGATCCTGTTTTATTTAATTTATACCACAGCTGAACCGAAGCTCCGCTTGGAAGTGGAGACATGAATAACTCCGCCGTATTCCAAGTGGTAATTTCTGATGGCTTCTTAACAGGAGCTTTTAGATCAAGGGATTCCCACGTGGCAGTTGCCTTAGTTGTCGAATCGCTAGCTTTAACACCGAAGTCTGTACCGCTACGATAACTCATTAAGATAGTTCCATTAACGCTGGTTACTGCCCCGATTTCGTCTGCCTCTAATAAGTATTCGAGATTTAATGTGGTCAAATGATTCTTTTTCTTGCGGCCATAGGAAAAACAGCCGTTCTTTCCAGAATCGGCACCAAAAACGCCCCAAAGAGATAAATTGCCGATACTTTGCTTATCTAGCCACGATGAACTACCTTCTTCCCATTCAAAGAAATTAACCGACTCAACTTCATTGGTTACCCCGCCGGGATTAACCTTGCCCCCGCCGGGGAACTTAAAAGCCGGAATGGTGTCTGTCATATTTGCAAAAAAGACTTCACCGCTGGTTCCCACCTGTGCCAACGGCACTTCAGCGTCAATGGCCGCATTTATACCCCTGGTCGGATCGGCCAATCTTGCTGTGCCGGCAATCACCCTACCATTTCTTTCAACAATGGTGTTTGCCGAATTGCCAGGAATTAAGTTAAGGGCTTCGGGAGTATATGAACTGTCATATCCAACAAGAGCCAATTTTGTTTTGTTGGCGATTATCAGCGATCCGCCGGCTTCTCTCATGGTATGCCAAGTGGCGGATGTTAAATTGTCTGCCACTATTTGCACATCATTCCAATTTGATACGCCGGGAATCTCTTTTCTTTTTAATTCGGTGTCGCAAGCCCAATATAGATAGGTTTTACCAGCATCCGAATACCACTCTGCCGCTCCCTTGATAGCCCCATCTGGGTCTTTATATACTTGGGTCCAATCAGCGCTCGGACCTCTTTTGTAAATATAACCGGCATTTCCGAATCCATAAGTATTGCCATCAGTACACTTCACAAAAGTGTGAATTAAATCTTTGAATACGGTTGTGAGAGCAGACGATGGGCTGGGGCTGGCACTGACGGATGAACTTTGGGAAAGACTGGCACTGGGAGAAAGCGAAGCCGATGGGGATTTGGAGGCGCTTTGGCTGTGAGTCCCTAAAGATGGACTGGGAGAACGGGAGGGGGAAATAGAAGGTGAAACACTGGGACTGACGCTGGCAGACGGTGATTGAGATGCCGACGTACTTTTCGAAGCATTTAATCCTTCTTCTTCCAATGCTTGTCCGGCTTTTAGAGAGTCAACGTCGCGGCGAATGTCCAAGTTGCTACCAAACTTGAAAGCGCCTTTTATCCCCCGGTCTTCGTAATCTGCGATGCCGCCAAGCCAATGATAAATTTCATAAACAGCCATACCTAAAGGATAAACCTAAAAACTATCGGTAGGCAATTTAATTATCTCCTATACAGACCTTGCCATACTTATCTATGTAAGTATTTCCCTGCGAAGAATACTTACTGGAATATGAAGTTGCTTGGGACGAATAGTTGTTGGAATACTCCAATGGAAAACAAACTTCATATAAATCTACCGATAATTCTTGTTCAGCAAGAGACGGTGAGACACTATGACTAGGACTAACGCTGGCACTGGGGGAAAGGCTAGCACTAGGACTGGTCGAACTACTTGCGCTAGCAGAAGGAGAAGCACTGGCAGAGGGTGATAGAGATGCCGATGGCGACACAATATATAGATCAGTATCAGACCATTCTTTGAATCGTCCACGAGAATTGGAAAGTTGAGTTGCCCATGTCAAGGCGTCCGCACTTACTTTATAAAGTTCCCCAGATTCTGTAGAAGTATGGGGGCGAAGATAATTACTAGTGTTAATTGTAAAATCTCCGGCTAACACAATCCAATAGGTAGTACTGGCCACAACCTGTGGATAATTAGCGGACCAAACAAGACTGTGAAATGCAACCGATCCAATGGCTGATACATTGTAGTTATCAGAATCTCCGTCTACCTGTGTCCCCGGGACTCCCGCATTATTAGTATAAATTCTTGCAATTACATTTCCTGTAGGTGTTCCTGCCTTTTCTAAATCTACCTCTATCTTAGTTACACCGGCCGAAACACTAGATGTAAACTTAGCAATTCCAGCGTATGTATCTGTTGAATTATACCGAAGTCTTCCACTGCCGGTATCTGTATTTATATTTTGCTGATCTATTGACGCTGCCATATTAGATTGCCAATTGGTAAACTCTTACACAAATAACATTTCTTGAGTCTTTGTAATTGGTCAAACTAGACAAAGAATATAAAAATGTGAAGTCGGTATCTGCCGGTACGGTACTATTTGAATCGAGGGTTTCCCAAGTTGATGAGTTACGATTATAAATCTGTAAATAAATAGTAGCCGAAGATCCAGCTAAAGTAGACTGAAGTTCTACTTTTATATCACAATAATTTCTTTGCCCCACAAAACTTTTATATTGATGAATCATATATTGTGCCGATCCCACTTGTCCCACTCGCACATTATTACTTGTCGATACATCAGATTCTTCCTGATCTGAATAATATGTCCCTAAATCATTATCGTTTGTTGGAAGGATAGTATTGTATTCACGAGTGTAATCAGAATAACCAGTACTGGGTGATGGACTTACACTTGGTGAGATTGATGGAGAAGCCGATGCCGAAGGAGATAGGGAAGCTGAGGCACTAGCACTTGGTGATACTGACGCAGAAAAAGAAGCCGATGGACTCAAAGATGCGCTTACAGAAAAAGACGGACTTATACTTGCACTTGGAGATTGAGATGCGCTAGTTGAAGAACTTGGTGACTGACTTGCTGATGGAGATAGAGAGGCCGAGGTACTAGCAGACGGACTTTGTGACGCTGATGCACTGGCACTAGGACTAAGACTGGCACTAAATGACAAACTCGCACTTGAAGATGCAGACGGTGAGAGACTGGCGCTAGGACTCAATGAAGCGCTAGAACTAGCCGACTGACTCAAACTAGCTGATGCAGAAGCAGACGGCGACAAACTAGCTGAGGGAGACAAGCTGGCACTAGCGGAGGCGGATGGTGATAGTGACGGACTTTCACTAGCAGAGGGCGATAAAGACGCAGAAGGAGACAGGCTGGCAGAAGCAGATGCGGATGGACTAAGA